ATAATACTAATGTTTTTAAAAATATTAGTAATATTGAACAATTATATAGACATTATAGTTATATTATTGTTCCTGAAATTAAACGTAAAACAGAAGATACTGTTATTAGTAAATGGTATAATGATAATAGATATAAATTTCTTACTAAAAAAATTACAGAAAATCAATATAAAATTAATTTAGCAAGAAAACATAAATTTATTGAATATTATAAATATTATTTAGGAGTTGTTGAACTAATTAAAGTTACATTAAATGATACATATATCGAATATGTTCAAAAAATTAAAGAAGCACAACCTGAATTTGTTCATAAAAAATATTCTTCAAATAAACAAGATGGTATTAATTTAGATAATGATCTTTTAAATAGAAAAAATAAAATTAATGAACTTATCACAGTTTTTCATAAAGATTTATCTAATACATCAGAAATCTATAATTATTCTGATAGTAGTGTTATTAGACATATTAAATTTATTGAAAATGATTAATTAATTAATTAATTCATTAAATTATATATTTCATATTATTTTTATATTTGCTATAAATAAATAACATAAAATGGGTGGAGGCTTACTTCAACTAGTTGCCTATGGAGCACAAGATGTATATCTTACCGGTAATCCACAAATTACCTTTTTTAAAGTTGTATACAGACGTCATACTAACTTCTCTATTGAATCTATTATTCAAAGCCATAATGGCACTGTCGGTTTTGGAAGTCGTATGACATGCCAAATATCTCGTAATGGAGATTTACTTCACAAATTATATTTACAAGCTGAAATTGGTGGAACTGCTAATAATAACATTTGGACGCAAAATTTAGGACACTATATTATTAAAACTGCTGAAGTTGAAATTGGTGGTCAATTAATTGATCGCCAATATGGAATTTGGATGCAAATTTGGAATGAGCTAACTTTACCATCTGGTAAAAAAGATGGTTTTGATAAAATGATTGGAAATTATAATGATGCGGGTTTAAAACATAAATTTGCTATTTCTACTGATAAGACTAAATTATATATTCCTTTAGAATTTTGGTTTTGTCGTAATGTTGGTTTAGCATTACCTTTAATTGCTTTACAATACCATGAAGTTAAAATTAATATTAATTTTAATGACACAATGACAGCTTATGACGATGCAGGTACTTCTACAACTGATAATTTAACATTTTCATCTGCAGCTTTATGGGCTGATTATATCTTTTTAGATACGGATGAACGTCGTAGATTTGCACAATTATCTCATGAATATTTAATTGAACAAGTTCAATTTACTGGATCTGAATCTGCAGCTGCAGATAGTAAAACTCGTCTTAAAATGTCTTTTAATCATCCTGTCAAAGAATTAGTATGGGTTAATATGGATGACACTAAACAAAACAAAAAAGATTGGTGTGTTTGGCAACAACAAATAACTGATAAAGTTGAATTACAATTAAATGGTAATGATCGTTTTGCACCAAGAGATCCTAAATATTTTACTTTAGTTCAACCTTATCAACATCACACTAATATACCTGCAGCTAATAATATTGGTGTATATTCATTTGCATTAAAACCTGAAGAACATCAACCATCTGGAACTCTTAATATGAGTCGTATTGATACTGCTCAAATTACAATTCCTCAAAGTGCCGCAGCTGGTAATATATATTTATTTGCACACAGTTATAATGTGTTACGTATATTAAGTGGTATGGGTGGTCTTGCTTATTCTAACTAAATATATACTATATCTTTTTTTTAAAATATAATTTTATCAAAAATTATATTTAAATTATTTGGAAGTTTTTTATAATAATTAATAAAATTTATATAATGTTGAATTGGTTCGACATTAATTGTATAATATAATATAAAATGATATATCATAAATATTAAAAATCCAAATAAAACATCAATACAATTAAATTCATGTTTTAATGTTAAAATTGGTATAATTTTGAAAATAATAATACAAACTATTAAAAAAAATAATATTTTTTTTAAAGATAATTTTAAATAAATCATATAAAATAACATCCATATTACAAATAATAAAATTAAATAAAAAAATATAATAGGATTATAAGGAATAATATTTAAAATATATAAAAAATACCATAATAAAACATATGATGAAAAATAATATGTTATTTTTATCATTTTATTTTTTTCTTTATTAATAATAAATAGTAAAAAATGGGTGGAGGTTTACTTCAACTAGTTGCTTATGGAGCACAAGATGTATATTTAACTGGTAATCCACAAATTACCTTTTTTAAGGTAGTATATCGTCGTCATACAAATTTTTCGATTGAATCTATTGTTCAATCTTTTAATGGAAATCCCGCTGCTGGAAGTCGTGTAACATGCCAAATCTCACGTAATGGTGATTTAGTTCATAAATTATATTTAGAATTAGATGGTACTTTTGTTAAAGAAGCAGGAGCTGGAAAACCTGGAGTTGGTCATGCTGCAATCGATAAAGTTGAACTTGAAATTGGTGGTCAATTAATTGATCGTCAATATGGTGATTGGATGCATATTTGGAACGAATTAACATTACCAGAAGGTAAAAAAGTTGGTTTTCAAGAAATGACTAATAAAGCTGGAAAAAAATTATATGTTCCATTAGAATTTTGGTTTTGCCGTAATGTTGGTTTAGCTCTTCCATTAATTGCTTTACAATATCATGAAGTTAAAGTTAATATTGAATTTAAAGAAGGTTCTGGTCTTACTGGTGCAACTTTATATGCTGATTATATCTTTTTAGACACTGATGAACGTCGTAGATTTGCACAATTATCTCATGAATATTTAATTGAACAAGTTCAATTTACTGGACAAGAACAAGTTGATACTGGTAAAGCTGTTAAAATGTCATTCAATCATCCTGTTAAAGAATTAATATGGCGTGTGAATAGTTCAGATGAAAACACATATAAAACAGTAAACTCTGCTAAATTAATGTTAAATGGAAATGATCGTTTCTCTCAACGCGATGGAACATATTTTACACTTGTTCAACCATATCAACATCATACTAATATACCAGATTCCGCCCAAGGTGTTCATGTATATTCTTTTGCACTTAAACCAGAAGAACATCAACCATCTGGAACTCTTAATATGAGTCGTATTGATACTGCTTCTTTACAAATTGATAATGATAGTGGTGGTGAGCTTGGTGATGTTATGAGATTATATGCTGTTAATTATAATGTGTTACGTATCTTAAGTGGTATGGGTGGTTTAGCTTATTCTAATTAAATTAAAAAATATTTATTTCATTATTTTTTTTTCTTTATTAATAATAAATAGTAAAAAATGGGTGGAGGTTTACTTCAATTGGTTGCCTATGGAGCACAAGATGTGTATTTAACTGGTAATCCACAAATTACCTTTTTTAAGGTAGTATATCGTCGTCATACAAATTTTTCCATTGAATCTATTGTTCAATCTTTTAACGGACAAGTTGGAAAAGACAAACGTGTAACATGCCAAATCTCACGTAATGGTGATTTAGTTCATAAATTATATTTAGAAGTTGATGTTACAAATAGTGCTAGTCAAAAACCAGCGGAGGCGAGTCCAAAAGCAAGACTTGGTCATCAAATAATTAATAAAGTTGAACTTGAAATTGGTGGTCAATTAATTGACCGTCAATATGGGGATTGGATGAATATTTGGAATGAATTAACATTACCAGAAGGTAAAAAAATTGGTTTTGGAGAAATGACAGATCCTATAACTGTTGCTTCTACTACTGCTCTTACTACTAAATTATATATTCCATTAGAATTTTGGTTTTGTCGTAATGTTGGTTTAGCTCTTCCCTTAATTGCTTTACAATATCATGAAGTTAAAGTTAATATAGATTTTGGAGGGATTGATATTTCGGGTGCATCTTTATATGCGGATTATATCTTTTTAGATACAGATGAACGTCGTAGATTTGCACAATTATCTCATGAATATTTAATTGAACAAGTTCAATTTACTGGTGACGAAGCAATTACAACTACACAAAAAGCAATTAAAATGTCATTCAATCATCCGGTTAAAGAATTAATATGGCGAGTTCAAGCTTCTAATAATACTTATTTAACCGTAATTGATGCTAAATTAATGTTAAATGGTAATGATCGTTTCTCTCAACGTGATGGAGAATATTTTACACATGTTCAACCATATCAACATCATACTAATATACCAGCATCAATACATGGTATTCATGTTTATTCTTTTGCATTAAAACCTGAAGAACATCAACCATCTGGAACTCTAAATATGAGTCGTATTGATACTGCTTCTTTATCGTTATTATCGCCTTCAGAAGGAACAGTTAAAGTTTATGCAGTAAATTACAATGTATTACGTATCTTAAGTGGTTTGGGTGGTTTAGCTTATTCCAACTAAATATAATATTTATATTTATTTTTTTTTATGTTCATAACCTAAAACATGATTAATACCTAAAAAAAATGAAATAAATCCACCAGTTAAACTAATTTGTAAATATGAATTATTAAAATTAATAAATTTTTTAGAAAAATGTATTAAACTATTAGTATATGTATTAATAAATTTATTTGAATTATTTGTAAAAATTACTTTTGAAAAAATTATAATAGTTGTGAAAAATAAAAAATTTTCAAATCCATCAATAAAAATATTTTCAATTAATCCATGACTTGGTTTAAGAGTATTATGATTATTATACCATTTACTATCTGGTATAATAAAACATAAATTTTTCTTATAACTATGATGTCTATATAACATATATATATTATATTTATATTTCTTTATATATAAATTTAATTTATAGTTGTTCTATCTAATTTTTCATAAATTTTATTTACTTCGTTATAATATTTTTCATTTAATTCTGGTTCATTTTTAATTATATTTTCTAATATTTTTTCTTCTTTTTTTAATATATTTACTTTATCTTTTAATTCACTTATATCTACTTTATAAATTTCTAATTTTTGTGTTAAATCTTTTTTTATTTCATTAATATTAATCATATAATCATTATTTATTATTTCAATAAATAAAGTTGAAATTTCTTTTAATAATTCATCGGGCTTTCGGAAATCTTCATCTTTTTTTGTTTTTGTAAAATTAATATAAAAAGTTTTTTCAGTTTTATTTTGTTGTTGATTTTTTTTTACTGTTTTAATTTCATCTTTATCTTCTAATAGAAATAATCTTAAATCATTTTTGGTATAAGTACTTTTTAATATAGGATTAAAAGTTAATAATTTGTTTGTATGTTTTAAAAAAGTATTATGTTCTGAATTTAATTCATGATTAACATGTGAAATTTTCTTATCAATTTTATTAATTATTATATCATAGTCTTCATCTTTTAAATTAAAATCTTTTTTATTCCTAATTAAAATTTCTATTAATAAACGTTTTATATCATTTTCATTATCATTTTTATTTTTTTCAATTAATTTTTTAAATAATATTATTAATTTTAAATATTTATTATATAATATAGTTAATATATTATCTACTACTAAATCATTATAATCATATTCATTTTGAAATATTTTTTTATAATCATTAATTTTACTTTTAAGAGAATTTATTTTTGTATATTTACCTATTTTTTTATATTTATTAATACTTTTAGTTATGTAAAAATCTATATAATCATCTAAATAATATTGATTTTCTTTAAACATTTTTTTTATATTTTCTAAACTTTTTTTTTCTAAACTTTTAAAAC